GGCGAGGACATCACCCAGATGTACCCGTGGAAGATTTGGCAGTTTAAGCAGTCTGAGTACGGCGATGTGTCGGCACCGATGCAGTTTTTCCAGCCTAACTCTAACGCAGGCGAGCTGATGGCCGTGTTCTCGAAGTTCATGGAGCTCGCGGACGAGGTCTCAGGCATCCCACGCTACATGACAGGGCAGCACGTACCGGGCGCAGGTCGCACGTCGTCTGGCCTCTCGATGTTGATTTCTAACGCAGGCAAGAGCATCAAGCAGGTTATCGGCAACGTAGACTACGACGTCATTACCCCAATGCTCGAGCGCCAGTACCAGCGGAACTTGCGGTACTCGGAAGACCCGGACTTGATTGGCGATGTACAGATTGTTGCACGCGGCGCGATGTCGTTGGTCGTTAAGGAAGCTGAAGCTGTCCGTAAGAATGAGTTCCTCCGTCTTATTCTGGAGAGTCCGGTTGCACAGCAGATTGTTGGGCCTGCGGGCACGGCTGAGCTCATGCGCGATCTCGCGGGTAATCTTAACACCAACGTTGATCGTCTTGTCCCTAGCCGAGAAGATATTGAGAAACAGCAGCAGCAGCAACAGATGATGATGCAGCAGCAGATGCAAGAGCAGCAGATGGCTATGCAGCAGGCTGGTAACTTACAGGAAGACGGCACCCCGATGGGCGGACGCCAAGACAACACGATTAGCCCGCGTCCAAACGGACGTTAAAGGTGCTATATGTTGACACGTTAACACATATAAGATAGCTTTTCAGTATGATCGACCTTAACAACGCTGACCCGCAGGCAGTACAAGCCATAAATCGGCTTAGAGAGCCAACTGGGCAAGCATTTCTACGGTTGATTGAGGCGGAGCTTGACTCTGCCAAGCAGAAGCTAGTCCGAGCACCCGACATGGTGTCTATCCACCGGTTGCAAGGTCGAGCAGAAGCATTCGAAGACATCCTGAAGGCGGTTGAAGAATCGTCTCAGGTTGGAAACCGCGCACATGCGCACAAAACGAGAAGCATACCATAACGGGAACAGCATACCCTCGGGACGCTAGGAACAGAGTTGGTGCTTTAAGGAGAAAAAGATGGCATTGCCAAAGCAGGTACAAGCTCAGCTTGATGAAGTGGAAGAACTTGAGAAAACGTTGAAAGCCCAAGGAAAGCCGGAGAAAAAGAAGGCCGAAAAGCCTGAACTTTCTGAGGTAAAATCCGAGGATACCGAGGCGGAAGTACCAGTCGAAGCGGAAGAAGTTGCTGAATCTGTAGAAGTAAAGCCAGCTGACACGTCACCGACGGACGTAGCGGACGAATATGAGCAGAAGTACAAAACCCTACGCGGGAAGTATGATGCCGAAGTCCCTCGCTTGCACCAGCAAGTAAAGGACTTGATGGGTAAAGTAGACGCCTTGCAGAAGCAGGCGACTGAAAAGCCCAAAGAGCCGACAAAGTCGAAGGAGAAAGTCAGTTATGTAACCGATGCAGATCGAGCCGAGTTTGGCGAAGAACTGATCGACGTTCAGCGTCGTGTAGCGAAGGAGGTCTCTCAAGAGTACGAGGGGCGTTTTGAGCAACAGGAGGCGGTTATCGCGGAGCTTCAGAAGCAACTGACGCAAACCGGTAATCAAGTTGGAGAGATGGGTTTCTCTCAGCGGCTAGCACAGCTGGTCCCTGACTTTAACGCCATCGACAACGATGAACGGTGGGTTGCATGGTTGAACGAGCATGATCCTATGCTCCGAGGCCCGCGACGCGATCAAGCGGCCGCAGCATTCAACGCCGGAGACGCCGAAGCAGTAGCGCACTATGTGAAGCTGTGGAAAGAGTCACTAGCACCAGTTGAAGCTCCGGGACGTACAGTTCGGCAAGCAGAGTTAGAGAAGCAGGTTGCGCCAAATCGTTCCGCGAACTCCGTGGCTACGAAAGCTGTTGGCAAAGAGTCTAAAGTCTACTCGGAGCGAGAGATTAAAGGCGCTTGGGACCGCATTCGCAGTTTGAACACACGAGGGCTAACTGACGATGCGGCCAAACTTGAAGCTGAAATAACGACTGCCTACCTTGAAGGGCGCGTTCGTTAACAATCTGTTAACACGTGTGCAGATAGGGGAAGCGGTTGTTGAACACCAACTGAAACTATAGGAGGCCAAAATGGCTGCTGTATTCCCCGTCGTCGGTTCCGGCGCATTCGACACAAACCCATCCTACTCGGGTGGTTTCATTCCACAACTGTGGTCCAACAAGCTGAACGCTAAGTTCTACGCGAACACCATGATGACTGAGATTGCCAATACCGATTGGGAAGGCGAGATCAAAAACCAAGGTGACTCGATCCGTATCCGCACTGCACCGTCGATCACAATCAACGACTATGCTGGCGCTGGTACAACTCTCGCGTCCGAAGTTCCTGCACCGATCTACACAGACATGCAGATCGACCAAGGTAAATACTTCAGCGTACAGGTCAACGACGTGCTGGCTCACCAAGCCGACATGGACTTGATGAACATGTTCACTGACGACGCTGCTAAGCAGCTGAAAATCGCCATCGAGAACGACTGCTTCTTCAAGTGGTTCGTGACTGACGGCGCTGCTGCTGCAAACCAAGGTGCGACCGCTGGTGCACTGTCTGCTGAGTACAACCTCGGCACAGACACTGCTCCAATCGACCAAGCCACTCCACGTAACGTGCTTGACGCGATCCTTCGCATGTCAGCTGCTCTCGACGAGCAGAACATTCCTGAAGACGGCCGCTGGTTGATTATCACACCGTACGACCGTCAGCTGCTTATGCAAACAGAAATTGCGCAAGCATACTTCACAGGCGATGCGGCCTCCACACTGCGTACCGGCAAAATCGGTATGCTCGACCGCTTCTCTGTTTACGTGTCCAACCTGCTGCCTAAAGGCGCTGCTGGTAAAGCTCTCGTAGCTGGTCAGTCTGCTGCTGCAAGCGGCGCGACACTGGCCGACGCGAAAAACCGTCGCTTGATGGTTGCTGGTACGAAAGCGTCCTGCGCATTCGCATCGCAAATCGCGAAGACTGAGCCACTCCGTAACCAAAACGACTTCGGCGACATCGTCCGCGGTCTGGCGGTATACGGCCACAAAGTTATCAAGAATGAAGCCTTGGTAACATCGGTAGTTGGTTCCGCTACCTGATAACCTTCGAGGGGGGTTCGCGCCCCCCTCACACACCTAACAGGAGGTTATTATGACTGTAGATGAACTGATTAAAGCCGTGAACGCTGAGCTGGTTGCCAATAAGGCTATCGCCCGCGTGAACGACGAACGAGTGGTTGTGGCCCGAGTGGTCGGTGACAAAATGGTTCTTACCGCCGAAGGCGAAGAGTTGGCAAAGCTAGTTAAGCCCGCTCCCGCACCGAAAGCCGAAGCCCCAAAGCCGAAGACCACTAAAGCCGCCGCCCCAGCTAAGCAAAAAAGCTAGAGGAGGCTTCGGATGTCTACTGTAAAAGTCATCGACATTATCCAAAACGTCGAGCACGTTCTCCAAGACACCAGCGTTCGGTGGCCCCGCACAGAGCTCCAGAACTGGATCAATGAGGCATACCTCGCGATTATCCTTCTGCGCCCTGACGCGAACGCCAAGACTGGCACGTTTACGTGTGCTGCGGGCTCTCGCCAGCAGTTGACCGCACAGTTTTCGTCGGCTCTCAAACTCCTAGACATTACGCGCAACTTGGCAGCTGGCTCAGACAAACGAGCTGTACGTCTGGTTGCGCGTTCTATCTTGGACGACCAACGCCCCACTTGGCACGCTGAGACGGGCACTGTGAATATTCAGCACTTCATGTACGACCCACGCCAACCCAAAGAGTTCTTTGTGTACCCGCCTGCTACGGTAGCTGCGGAGCTCGAAGTTATCTACGCGGACGCGGTGGTCGGCCATACGCTCTCAGAGAGCGACTTGGACCCGACGGGTTCTAACACGACGGTTATCTTGCTGGACGACATTTATAAGAGCCCGATCACGGACTGGGTGCTGTACCGAGCGTATTCTAAAGACGCGGAGTACGGTGCGAACGAAGCTCGTGCGGTTGCGTCTTACAACGCGTTCAACACGGCACTGGGCAACAAAACGCAGGTGGACGCGGCAAGCGCCCCAGCGGCAAGCGGTAAGGTGACGTAAAATGGCAGTAACGTGGGATAAGTTTCTTCCGTACATACAGCCCCACGTTCCGGGCTGCCCGGAGATCGTCATAACAACGCACCTACAAGA